CAATTCACCGTATAATACGGTGAAAGTATGAGTGCATCATCCGAGTGACAGCAGTCATTTATTATAAAGAGATTGTATTCGCATACACAGAGGCGGTTGACCGGTACCCCTTACTCTAGCTTCACATATCAACGGAACCCTAGTGACCCGATAATAAATCCAAGTCCTATAAGCTGGGGTTGTATCTTTTTCACATCGCCCCGACCATTTTTTGCCTTAAGTTAGCATTATCCTTGCACACCCGAGCGAACCTTAGTTCATTCTATCTAGACTGGGTCTTTCACCAATCCTCAACGGGAGTCGAGCTACCTCGACCAAACAGAGTGCTGTACCATAATAAAGTGATTGTTGTTGCGATTAGACTTTGTGTCTAGAGATTAAATCTTGTTGATAATGTGTGAGCCATGTACACGGACCTGTATGTGTCCGTTATAATAATCGTTGCTTTCTAATACTCGGCGAGCAAATTGTTCTCTCGCTTCGATGTAACTACATTCTGACTTGCTCTTGCAGTAGTATAATATCTCTCTACTGAAATTGTCAATGCCTAATGCAACCACATCTTTTGTTAATTCTGGGCTAGATCCATAATATGTTTGCCAATCTGAATCTGTTTTGCCTCGAATTTTTTTACGCTTCTTGTTACCATTTTTTAGTTTAACCATTTTATAAGTGGTTTTACTAAATTTTGCTAATTTTTTCCCAATATACTTCCTGCCGGTTAGGTTATTTGTTATCAAATAAACAAAACCGACACAATCTTCGGGTAAAGTTTCAACTTGAGTATTTTCGTAAATCCATGACATGCATAGTAGTTATCTCTTTACTACCAAACTGTAGCATATTCTTGATTTACTACTGCTCTCGTACATTTAGTCCGGCATTCCTGCCACGCAAACGCTTTAAAATCTCTATCCCAAAACTTATCTGTAACAGCTTCTGTTAATGTTCTTGCGTGTAAATCAAAAGTTTTAGCTATATCCTGCCATTCTGTATTGTGGCTGTAACGATTAGCTACCCAACAACAAGGAAATAATCTACCACGTGCATCTATGTATACACCTTTATTACCTATTTCGCACAACGGAATAACATTAGGAACAACATTGCCTTGAGGCTTAGTTGTTTTATACAAATCTAAATTAATCTGTTTGACTTGATCGTTAAGCCCGCGTTGACTTAATACAGTAACATCACGCTCAAATCTATGAGTACTACTTACATATTTGTCACTAGGTTGTAGTGGATCATCGACCCCGTACCCAGGGTAAATCTTACCAAATTTAGTGCTCTTTGTTAGTTGAAACGCATCCATCCCTAACTTCACGGCCAGTGATTGCATATAATCTATATGTTCTTCATTGAATTTAAATGCAATCGCGGCCCATACCAATCGGCACTGACTAGTAGTTCTTAGCGCCTCAATCCCCTGTATAATTGAAACAAAATCGCTGTTTATTCTGTATAAATTGTTACTAGTATTGTCGTACCCATCTATGCTAAAGTGTACAGTATCTTGTTCTGTAAGTACACTACCAATCTCTCGCCACCATTCTAGCTTCTTGTGACTACCGTTGGTAATTATTACAATTTCAACAGGTTTAACACTTTTAATATAACGCACAACGTCAATTAAATCGTGTGCATAAATTGGATCCCCATCGTCTCCACAAAAACTAATCTTCTCAACGTGAGACAGAATAAATTCTGGCGTAAAATTTCTTTTAAAAAAGTCTATGTCTAATTCTGTATTAATTAAACTATCAGGAACTTCTGCACGAGCACACCGCGGACAACGTAGTGTACACTTAGAACTTATTTCAATATGAAAGTGCCAGGTGGCTAGCATAGCTCAACCTCACGTTGCCAATGATTAGAAAAACTATTATTAGCAGTAGAGGGTTCTAAATGTAAAACTTTATACAATTTCTACATCCGTATTATAACTTGTAAATCCATTTTCTTTAACTACATGAAGGGTATTGTTTACACGACCTGCTAGTTCGTCTTTATGCGATACTAACCAAATACTCTTATTAGCTTCTCTTGACATTTTCTTAAGAATAGCCAAAGAATTCTCCACACCGCTGCTATCCATACCGCTATCTACTAATTCATCAATAAACAGTAAGTTAATAGGCTGGTATAGTGATTCCCACACATCGCGGAACGCCCAACTTAACGATAAGATTAAACGATTACGTTCGCCACGTGATAAGTTATCAAAGTCTAGCTCACGGCCTAATTCTTCGATGCTTACACTTAAATCGTTTTGGAATTTAACAGTATGTGGTAAGCCGATGCGATCTAAGTACTGCCCTAAGCGAGCATTTAAATAACTTAGATTCTGATCAATAATACGTTTACGAATAAACGAATCTTTGTTTGTTAGCAGTTTAAGTAAGAACTCTTGGTGATCCTTAACGTTGGTAAGATCGTTAATTGTATCGTAAGTAATTTCTTCTACCGCAGTTGTTTGCATTTCTGCAATTTGTTCTGTATATGGATCAACTTCTTTTAACTTAGTTGCCAATTGCTTGATTAAGTTATCCACAGTTGCTTGATGATGAATAGCATCCGACTCCCGATCGTAAAACGTTTCGGGACGTGGACCTAACCGGCCCAACCCATCGTGAGTAGACTGTAGTTCAGCCAGGAGGGTAGCATGTTCTTTCTTTGCTTGTATTGCTCCTGATAATTCTCCCTGCTTTGATCCCAATACTTGTTGGTGCTTCGCGTCATGGAACTCCTGCCCACAGGTATGACACGTATGATTCTCCAACGATACGATCTCTGCAGATATCTTGCTAATTGTTTTTTCTTCTCGGGAAAGGTCCATTTTTGTACGACTAATCGCCGATGATAATTCATTGATATCCTTGCGAGTTTGATCCCATGTCTTAAACGTTTGGTGTGCCTGAATCTCGGCCTGGATGTCAATTTTCTGTAGCTCTTCGATTCCTGTCTGTAACTTCTCTGTCTCTTCTGCATGTTTATTAATCCATAGAGTTTGTCTACGCTTTACAGCTTCAATTTGTTCTTCTATACGCTTGTTAGCATCTCCCACGGCCTTAATACGAAACTCTTCTTGTGTAATAGCGTCTTTGGTTGCTTTGTTTTGTTCTTTTAGTTTATCGGCTTTTTCACTTAATAAGGTGATTCCTAGTAATTGTTCAATAATACCACGCTGATCGTTAGCTTTGAGTGCAAGGAATGGTTCTGTATAAGTGTTAAGTGCTACGATATGCTTAAACATGTCGTGGCTCATGCCAAGCATACGTTCTATTTCTGCTTGTGTTTCACGGCTGTCGCCTTGAGCATCATCGGTAATTTCTTTTTCGCTATCGCCTACAAAAAACTTCATTATGTTAGGCTTACGTCCACGTTCAATTCGATAGTTAATGCCGTCTTTTTCAAAATCAATACAGACCATCATACCTTTTTGGTTAGTCTTATTGATTAAATTATCTTTTTTAATGTTTGTTAGTGCGTTGCCGTATAAAGCAAAACTCAGAGCATTAATAATAGTAGTCTTACCTGTTCCATTACGTGCCCCACTATCATCGCCTCCAAGGTCCAAGTTTTCGCCTAAGACAAGTGTAAGGTCATTACGATCAAAGTTAACGGCCTGGGTAGTATTACCCACACTCATGAAGTTTTTAACGGTTAGGTCTTTTATTTTAAACATTTTTTAATTGTACACTATTATAGAGCATATTTGCAATATATAGTTGTCCTTCTTCGTTCGGGTGAAAAAAATACATTGGTATTTGATTTGTTAATTGACGTAAATAAAATTCATTCCATTTATAAAAACAATCGGTATTAATTTGTTTGATATAAAATTGTATCTCATTGTATTCTAATAGAATTTGATCATCATCCATAATATCAAAATTTATTAATTTTTTAGTAGTATCAATAAAATCTGGCCACGGGGTTAACCACTTTTTTAAATTGTTCTCGTGTCCGTTTATCATTAAATATTTTTTGTTATTTGCTTTGAGTACAGTTTGCAGTTGTATAATTTGCTGTAGCCAAAGTTTAAAAGCATATAACCTATTATGCCACTGTTGATATAGTGTGCGCCCCCAAATTTTATAGTAATCTTCTTTGCCAAAGAGTTCGTGTATAAGTTGGGGATTAAAATGCACATCAAAGTTATTGTCAGATTTAAAAAATGTAAACTTAGCAGTATTAGTCCACACTATTATGTATAGATCAAAGTCATCTTGTAGATGTTTTATAGTTCTATACACAAAATGCGAATTTGATCCTGTTCTATACGAATCATTGTATACTTCGGCATTTAACTGCCGTCCCAATACTGCCGGCCAAGAATCTTCGGCTGGATTTGTTAATTCATCTCCATATACCCAACTGTCACCAGTAACATAAATTTTCATGAAAATTCTTTCTCTAACCAAGTTCTAGAAATTTTTCCGGATGGACTAACAGGAATACTTTCAACACATTCTAATAATCTTGGTTTACATTGAGGTCCTAGCCCAAGTAAATATTTTCTTATATCTTCAGGATCACAAGTACCTACATATAAACACTTAACTGCATCGTTGCCAAATACTACACAATCTGCTAGCCCCGGAATATGGTTTAGTAACTGTGTTTCTAAACTAACAGGATTTAATTTTTTACCTTTAACATTAATTTGATCTCTGTGCCTGCCAAGTACCCGATAGTATCCAGCCTCATCCTGTTCTACCAGGTCTCCGGTATTATACCAATTGCTGGTAAACAAAGTAGGACCTTGGATGTATAGTTGTCCGTCAACAATGTCGGCTTCAATCCCGTCGGGTAACCCAACAGTCCCCATTCTGTGCGGTCCGTTTAAGGGATTAGTAAAGCAATGGCTAAGTGCTTCGGTCATGCCAAATGCTTCTATAATAGGTACATTAAATTTATGTTTAAGTTTTGTAAACAATTCGTCGGGCAAACTGGCACTAGCACCGCGAATAAAACGTAAGTGATCAAACGTAAATTGAGCAACAACTCGCAATACATCGGGTACAGCAGTAATAAACGTCGGACTACAACTAGACATAGTGCGTATGTCTTTTATAGGTACATAGTATGTTTCACATCCGGCTAATTGTGTAGCCCAATAGAAGCCTTGCCCATGTGCATGCCATAAACTCATAATGCTCACATAACGATCATTAGCAGTTATATTGTAGGAGTTACAGATCTTTTGAGCTAAAATATCTAATTGTTCTTGACTAAAGCTACAAAACTTGCTATCGCCGGTGGTGCCAGACGTATACCAAAGCAGTCGCTCATTTGGGTAGTCGCCCCCGTTGCGTATTTGATCACCATTTTGAGTTATTAGTAAACTATAATCAGATTTAGCCAAGAGGTATTCATTTCGACTAACTGGCGCTTCTGGATTAATAATCATGATGCTATAGTCGTTGAGTTGGGGAATATAATCCTGCGGGTTACTTACACATAGTACCGCTCGTTTCATAGATTCCTATAGATATCTAACAATAACGCTGGGTTATATTGATTACTATCGATTGTGTTTAATTGGCTGTAGACAATTTGATCCACAGACTCAAATTCAATATTGCCTTGTATTTCATAATCAGTTAAATCGGTTACCTTAGCAGGGATAAGTGTAATCTCACGTAACTTGTAAGTATCAATAAATGTTTCTTTGATAAACGTAGCCTCTTCGTAGCTAATATCGATATCCAAGTTAACACGTACATGCATATTAGGTTTAAGCATAACTTCTGTGTGTTTAAGTACATCGGCTAGGCCAAACACACGATACATAGGTTGATCGGGCCAAGCATGATATTCTGGTTCCTTGTCCCACTCTAATATCATCATGCCACGATCATCGTCGCCGGCATCGGCATAGTTATGTGGGAAACAGTTGCCTAAGTAAGTAATATTTCCTTTGGTCTGGCGCTTATGGAAATGTCCCGAGAAAACATGTTCGAAACCTTGCATATCATTCTTAGGATCCACTTCACCGTGGTCTGGCATAGCAACCATAGCATTCATTAAATATCCAGGCAATTCAAAATGCCCAAACAAGTATTTGCCTTTTAGTTTTTTGAGTCGCTTAAAGTCATCGCCTACGAGCCAAGGTGCAATAGTAACATCGCCAAAGCTAGTCCAATCATTACATATATGGATGTTCTTGAGGTGCTTTGCCCATTCAACACTTTGTACGTCTCTCTTATCACGATAATACAAGTCGTGATTGCCAGGAATAAAGTAAGTATTTTTAAAGTTATCATTTAAGTGCTCTAAGGCTTGTAGACTGTATTGTAGTGTGAGGATATTAATACTAGCACGATTGTTATGCCAATCACCAAGAAAGAGTGCGGTATCGCACCCTTCTTCTTTGGCTTTAGTAGTTGCCCATTTAACAAAGTTTAAACAATCCTCGTTGTGTAAAGTACTGTTTGATTTTAACCCAAAGTGAATGTCAGTAAAGACCGCGGCCTTTTTGAATAGATTAGTCATAGCTAATACTATAC